CTAACGAGTACCGATTCAACGAAATTTTTCCGGGGCTTGGAAGTCCAGACATATCTGCGGAGTATAAGACCGTTTCCTATCGTAGAGCAGGTGACTTCCCTACATTGGGCTTAGTTTCCTTGGGTGGTTCTGTCACAGGTAGAACGAGAGCAAACCGATACCTTATTACGGACGATTTAGTTGCTAATAAGGAAATGGCACGTTCCCCGGAACGATTAGCGAAACTGTATGAGGACTACAAGGCTACGCTTACCACACGTATGATTGGTGACAATGTTAAGCAGATTCAGTTAGGAACACGTTGGAGTGTACACGATCCCATCGGAAGAATGCAGGCAGAACACGAAGGTGATCCGAGATACAGATTCATCGCAATACCTGTTGAGGACGAGAATGGCGAAAGTAACTTCGAATTTGAGCATCCAGATAGATATACCAAGGAAAAGATTGCGGAGATTAAGAAGTCGCTCGATCCTGTGGACTTCTCCTGTCTGTTCATGCAGCGTGGTATCGAGAAGGAAGGATTGGCGTTCCCATATGATAGTTTGAAGTACTACAATGGCGTACTGCCGGATTGTGAACCAGATGTGAAGGCATTCGTAGTCGATGTGGCTTGGGGTGGCACAGATAGCCTGTCAATGCCTATCTGTTATAAATATGGAGAGGATGGATATATTGTAGATTGGCTGTTTGATAAGAGGGATAAGAAGATTACCATGCCACGAATGATAGGTAAGATATTGCACCATAAACCGCACAAAGGGCAGTTTGAATCGAATAATGGTGGCAGAGAGTATGCGGATGAAATCGACAGACAGTTGAAGACGGAGCATGGATATCGCTGTAATATCACATCTCAACGTGCGCCTAATAATGTTAGTAAAGTGGCACGAATTGAACAGTATGCCCCAGACATCCGTAACCTGTACTTCCTTGAGGAAAAGTATTGGGATGATGATTACCGCAGGGCAATGAACGAACTTACTGGATTCAGCTTCACAATGAAGGTTGCACATGATGACAGCCCGGATAGTTTGGCACAGTTGGTATCGTATCTGTTCGGTGGAATAAGTAAGATGATTAAGGCATTCAAGCGACCTTTCTAATGGCGCGTACCATATTTAGTTCCCTTGATACCATATTTAGTTATCGTAGCCACAACATATAGAAAAATGAAGTCATTTGTTATATGTTTATAACAAACGGAGGTGTACTGAATGAGCAGACAGTTATTTGGCAGAACGGTTATTTATACCGATGAAAAAGAAATCACAAAGGACAACTTAATATCCGTACTGACAAAAGCAGTTACTGTGCATGACAAGAACAGCGATGAGATTCAGTACCTTTACGATTACTACAGGGGAAAAACTCCTATCCTTAATAAGACTAAGGAAGTCAGAGAGAACATCAATCATAAAATCAATGTTAATAGAGCGCATGAGATTATTGATTTCAAGCTTGGTTACTGCTTCGGAGAGCCGATTCAGTATATTCGCAGAGGGGATGAGGAGAATCTCACTAACGATATTGCGAAGTTGAATGATTATATGTATCTGGCTGATAAGGCGACGGCTGATAAGGAGTTAGCTGAGTGGATGCTTATCGCAGGTGTGGGCTATAGAATGGTTCACCCGGAAGATGATTTCAGCATCTATACACTCGATCCAAGAAACACATTTGTTATCCGCTACAGTGGATTAGGACATCCTGTAGTAGCATCCGTCACATATGTGGAGAAAGAGGATTTAGGCAGAATCTATTCTGTATATACCAAGAATCATTATTTCGAAACTGATTTAATGAGCATTACTGCGGATAAAGCGCACATCTTAGGTGGCAATCCTATTATTGAATACAGAGCAGACAATGCAATGCTTGGTGCTTTCGAAATCGTGCTTCCATTACTGGATGCAATCAGTGAAATCGAAAGTAACCGACTTGATGATATTGTACAGTTCGTCAATAGCTTCCTTGCTGTTATGGGTGGAGAGTTAGACGATGAAACTGTTGAGAAAATCAACGAATGGAAAATGATGTCCTTGCCGGAAGGTACGGATGTTAAGTACTTGTCTGCATCCTTGCAGCAGAGTGACATTCAGACATTGATTGATGATATGTACCAGACGATTCTCACCATTTGTGGTCTTCCTAACAGGAACGGAGGCAGTTCCACTTCTGACACTGGGGCTGCCGTAGTTCTTAGAGATGGATGGGAAACCGCAGAAGCGAATGCTAAGTCTATTGAAACTATGTTCAAGCGTTCCGAAATGCAGTTCCTTCGTGTGGCACTCAATATCCTTGAAACAAAGAAGCATTTAAAACTTGCGGTAGAGTGTATCGAGCCTAAATTCGCAAGAAGATATACAGACAACATTCTTACGAAGGTGCAGGCAATGACACAGTTACTTGATGCAGGTATCAGCCCGGAAATTGCAATTGCGACAGTTGGTATCTGGAATGATCCGACAGATGTGGCTATTCAGAGTAAGAAGTATTTGGCTAAGTGGGAGATAGAGGATGTATCAGAAGACAGACCAGATATTGAAGATATTGAAAACGAATCATTCGAGGATATTCAGCAGGTATAAGGCACTGATAAAGCCACAGTTTGATTCGCTGAATGTGATAGATCGCACTAAGGAAATGTATTCATTATTAGAGGAACTTAATGAGAATGCGTATCTTGAGATGGCGAAGAAAACGTATCGTGAGGTTAATCCGCAGGGTGAACCTCCCACAAATAAAGAGTGGCTGCTTGGTATATTATTGGCGTATGACATTATTACAAAATATGTCTATCGCCATGAGATTGAGAGAAAACGTGCTAGATTGGCAGAAGCATTGATTGCTACGCAGAAGAAACAGCAGGAATTTGCCACAGCATCGAATCTCTTGTGGAAACAGACCGCACAGTATGCCATTACTGTTACAGACGAAGCATTGATGCAAGCGTACATTGATACCGGGGTGAAGAAGGTTCGGTGGATTACCGAAGGCGATTCCAAGGTATGCCCTGTATGCCGTTCAAGGAGTAATAAAATTTATCCTATTAAATCCGCACCGAAGAAAACGCATTACCATTGTCGGTGCTATTACGAAGCTGTGAGAGAAGGTGACGAGTAATGAAGGTAACACGTAGACAGCCAAAGCCATGCGAACCAAAGCAGGTAGTTATTGAACAGCCAAAGGCTGATGAGAAACCACCTGTTGTAAAGAAGAAGGTTGGTAAACAGTGAGAGAAGTAAGATGTCCTAACTGTAAAAAGATGCTTTTCCAAGCAGATGTAGGCACTGTGGAAATCAAGTGTAATAAATGCAAGTACACATGGTTCATAGTAATTCCTACGGACAGAAAAAAGAATATTATTTCAAGAGTGTCAAGAACACCAGATAAGTAACCACTATGGGGTTATTTGTTTGGTGTTTTTTATTTTGTGCGGAGATGCACGTTAAAAAGCGCAATCAAAAGCAGAGAAGCTTCAAAAACACAGGAGGTAAAAATGAAAATTGATGTAAGTGCTATTGAAGGTTATGCGGAAATGTCCGCAGAGGAAAAGTTAAAGGCGTTAGAAAGTTTCGAAGTGCCAGAGCCGGACTACACAGGTTATGTAAAAAAGGAAGTCTTTGATAAGACAGCAAGCGAAGCGGCAGGCTACAAGAAGCAATTAAGAGAAACGCAGAGTGCAGAGGAAGCAGCTAAACAGGAAGCTGCGGAGCGTATGCAGAATATGGAAGCTGAATTGAGTGCATTAAAAGCTGAGAAGCAGATTTCTGAATATAAAGCTAATCTCTTAGGTTTAGGTTATGAATCCAAACTTGCAGATGCTACAGCGAAGGCTATGGCAAATGGAGATATGGCTACAGTATTTAAGAATCATGCTGCACACATTGCTTCTGTTGAGCAGGCTATCAAATCTGAACTTATGAGTTCTACGCCAAAGCCACCTGCCGGAGATGGTACGAAGCAGGTAACAAAACAGGATTTAGCAGGAATGACATTGGATCAGCGACAGGCTTTTTTCAATGAGAATCCTACTGAATATAAAGCAATGTATGAAGGAGGTAACTAATCATGGCAAACAAGGTTTATGAAAATTTCGTGTTAGAAAGCATGATTGAAGATCAGTATAATTCCTATCTTGATTTACTGAGATTCGCAACAGTTGATAACTCTCTTACCGGCACAGCAGGTATGAAGAAGATTATCAATCAGTACAGAGCAACAAATGGTACTGAAAAGGTAGCAATGGGTGCAGGTAACACCAAGTCTATCGAAGTTGATTACACAGATGCAGAGTACACAATCCTGTGCGCTCAGAACAGATTCGAGTATTTCGATGAGCAGGCAATGACCGATCCACTCGCAGTACAGACAGGTATCCGGCACATGGCTGTGGATATGTTTAACACTGTTAATGCAGACATCTATGCAGAGTTTGCAAAGGCAGATACAGACCACACTATCACAACAGGTTTCACATTTGATTCCTTTGTAGATGCAGTAGCAACACTTAATGTTGAAGGCATGGAAGATGCTACAGGTGCAGAAGTATTCGCTTGGGTAAATCCGAAGGATATGGCTGCTCTTAGAAAGGCATTAAAGGATGACCTTAAGTATGTTGAATCTTTCGTGAGAACTGGCTACCTTGGCACAGTTGCAGGTGTAAATCTTTACTCCAAGAAGGATGCAACACTGGGTACTATCATCGGTGGTACTAGAGGTGCGGTAACTGTATTCAACAAGAAGGGTACAGAAGTTGAACAGCCACCTCGTGATGCAGAGGATGCAAACATTCGTAAGAATACTGTTATTTCTCGTAAGTACTACGTTGCAGCTATTACCGATTTCGGTAAGGCATTCAAGATTACTGCTTAGTAATTACAGGGGGTGAGCAATAATGACAGTGCTTGAAAAAATGAAAGCCAAAATAGGTGATGCTTCTGTAAGTGACGATTTATTGCTCACCTACTTAGAAGATGCTAAAGGCATCATCTTAAACAAAAAATATCCATTTGGTTATCCAGATGGCACAAAGGTTGAACCAAGATATGAAACAGTGCAAGTAGCCGTGGCTATGGAACTGTATTCGAAACTTGGTGCAGAAGGCGAAACAGCCCACAGCGAAAATGGTATTTCTCGAACCTACGAAAACGGTTTTGTTTCTTCCTCCCTCCTTAAAAGTGTTGTGCCGTATGTAGGAAGTGTAGGTGTTAAAAATGCGTAGTCTGAATAAGAACAAGCAGTTAATGACCTATTTGCTTCCTAAAGGTACAGCACCCATAAAGGATGAATGGGGAAATGATACTTTGGAAGTTGAAACCTTGTACACAGAACCTGTTGAGTATAAGGCGAATATTTCTTCCGCAGTTGGTGAAGAAGTAGTCAATGTATTTGGTAGTGCAACGGATTACAGCAGAGTAATCTGTGTGGCAGAAAAGAACTGTCCTATTGCGGTTGAGGGTGCTTTGATTAACTTCAATTCCAAGCAATACAGAGTTGCGAAGGTTGCTGATTCTAAAAATGGTTTTCTTATTGCAGTAAGGGAAGTGATGTAGTTGAAAAAGATTACTTTGAATCCTCTGGATAAGAGAAGTATTGATGCAACGATTAAGCAATTGCAAAAAATTAAAGAGGATATTCCTCGAAAAGAAGCGGAATTGGTTCGCAGAGTGGCAGAGTTAGGGCTGAATGTAGCCAGAGCAAAATTTTTTACTGCATTATATGCAGGCACTAACGATGTGGTGTGCAGAGTAGACCAAAGCGGAACAACAGCTTACCTCATTGCAGAGGGCGAAGCGGTTGGATTCATTGAATTTGGTACAGGCGTTAGACATCCAGAACATCCGGGATTTGAAGATTATACGCCACCTAAACATGGTACTTATGGTAAGGGTTTAGGTGCTGATCCGGGTTGGTGGGATTACAATGGCGATCCCGGCAACAAAGGACACGTTATTACTTCCAAGAACGGAAAAACGAAAGTCCGAACTTCTGGTAACGATCCTGCAATGGCTATGTATGATGCCATCGTTAGAATGTCCGAGCAGATAGTACAGATAGCAAGAGAGGTGTGGAGTAGTGATTGATTATAGCAATGAAATATTCAATGAAATTGCAGAACTGTTAAGGGCTGAAATTGATGGAATATCAGTAATTGGTGAGTATGTGTCCACTCCATCTTCTTTTCCTACAGCAACGATTGATGAGGTGGATAATCGCCCTGTTAATCGTGATTCTGCAAAGACAGAAAAGTATGCTTCGGTAGCGTATAGAGTACAGGTGTTTAGTAATAAGAAAGCAGGCAAACGTGCAGAAGCAAGAAAAATCTTCGGAATAATTGCAAATTACTTTGCCGGACTTAACTTTACACGGAAATCTTACACTACCACGCCAGATGTTTACAATTCATCCGTTTATCAGATTACGGCAACATTCGGTGCTGTGATTGGAGAAGACGGAACAATTTATAAGGAGGTATAAGACTATGGCTATTAGTTCCTATAACGTAGTTTTAAAGTGTGGCGAATCCGCAGATGCTGTTGAAAAGCTTGTGGACATCAAGGACTTCCCGGATTTAATCGGTGATCCAAACTTACTTGAAACTACCACATTATCTGATTCTCAGCAGACATACATTCCGGGTATTAAAACTGCTGATTTACTTACTTTCACATTCAACTATACCAAGGAAGATTTCCAGAAGGTTAAGGCTGATGAAGGTAAGGCAATGTTCTATGAATTAAGCTTCTCTGACGGCAGCAAGTTTACATGGCAGGGACAGCATACCGCAGGTTTACCGGGCAAGGGCGTTGATGAAGTTCTTGAAGCAACAATCAACATTGCTCCATCCTCCCCTGTGGAATTTGCAACAGTGTAATATAAGTGAACACGGAGGGCAGTAACAATAACTGCCCTCTTTTTAAAAGAATATCAAAAAGGAGAATATCATTATGATTAAACTTACTTACAACAAGAAGGATTATGAATTAGGATTCAACAGAAAGACAGCAGCAGCTTTAGAAGCACAGGGCTTTAAGGCTGATGAACTCACAGAAAAGCCAAGTGTAATGATTCCGATGTTATTCTACGGTGCATTCATGGCTAGAAATTCTGGAATCAAGAGAAATCTTGTGGATGAAATCTTCGACAATCTTACGAAGAAACAGGAGTTAATACAGGTATTAGCAGAGAATTACATTGAAACAGTAAGTTCTCTGGTGGAGGATGCCCCAGAGGGAAACGCAGTGTGGGAAGTGACGAAGTAGAAGCTTCTGCTTCCCGGACAATGAAAAGCATCTTTGAAGAAGTGTTTCCTTTCTATTTGTCCATCGGAATGACATATGAACAATTTTGGGAGGGGCAGCCCTCCCTTGTTGTGTTTTATAGGCAGGCTGATGAAATGAATAGAAGGCGCAGAAATCAAGAGATGTGGTTACAAGGGCGTTATATCTATGATGCTATTGGTTCTTTTGCAGAGATACTTCCTGCATTCCCTAAGAAGGGAGCGAAAATCC